TGATTCAAGGGAAAATAGGATTCTGGACACTTAAATAACTTTGTTAATCATGAGTATAATGAAGAAGAGCGTTTTCGCCACCGTATGCCGTTCGATCGGCATCACCGTAGATCTTGTCTACATGGTCTTCGTTTGATGCGTCATAACTGAATGGCTCGAATGCACCTTTTACATGCACAGCACGAACCCTTCCAGTATTAGCCAATTCATTCCAAACTTTTTGTGAACCTCTTGTTTGTGTATTATCTGATATAATATCAACACCGTGGTGTTGTGCTATCGTTCTATAAATTTTAGACATTAAACCCGAACCAGCATGCTCTGGGTGAAGAGTGGGTTCTAAACTTATTGCTTTAGGTTTTCTGTTTAATTGAGTTTGAATTCTATCATGTGCTAGTTCTTTTTTGGGACTAAGCATAACACCGATAGTTCCAACATCAGTAAGAGATTCGTCGTTTCCTACATGTGCTAAACGAAAAACTTTATCACCTATGTCTTCTTCTCTTGTAGAGAGAAGCTTATATTGTTTTCCACCATGTCGGAATGTTTTTACATGATCATATTTTGTTTTTAATCTTTCAGGATCAACAGGTCCTTCATAACGAACATAAGCAGGAATAGCTTGACTTCTTGTCTTTGCTTTTGAAAGAATAATGTCATCTTCTGTAATATATTGAAAGAATGATTTCATTGTTATTGATAATCCTTAGATGAGGGATCATCACTCCAATCCGACCATAAATTACCAAAGTTTTTTCTTTCTATTTCGTCACCGGTATACTCATCAGTAATTTTTTCATTCGGTTTTTTGTTGGTTGGTTTCTTCTTTGCTTTTCTTTTTGGTGATTGTTTCATTTTTGACTTTATTTCGAGATACATCTCACCAAATAATTCAGGATCAATCGCGCCTGATTCCACAAGATCAATAATGACTTCAGGGGGAAACATCATGTTCATGAAAACCATATCATCATTATTTTGTTTTTTATTTTCGGGTTTATTATTCTCAGGTTGATTATTTTCCACAACATCTTTTAATTTTTGAGTGTTTTCAGAAAGATACTCCATCATCTTTTTAAAATCCTCCTCCACTTCAGCATCAGTCATATTAGCATAATTATCGCCATCTGAATCTCCCATTATTTTATCGAGTTCAGTTTCGATGTCTTTTTTCATTTTAATGATGGTTTGTTCGCTATCTTGTCTTTCTTTTTCCATTTCATACATTTTTATTGCATGATCACATGGAGTAGTGGTCATCAAGACTGATGATTTTGGTATAGAAAAATATTTTTCTTCTGAAAATGCACTCCAGTTTTTTATTATTACGACTTCTTTTGGTCTTGCAGTGTAATTATCCTGGGTCAAAAATGACTTGAACACCATTGGTCTTTCAACTACTATGGTTTCCCCATCAGAATCCACAATTTTGGTAATAACTTCTTCTCCATTATTCATTTTCAACAAGTGGTATTGTTCCCCCATCTTGATTCCTTTCTAGAGACACTGAAGTTATTTTGAAGTTGAAACTCTCCTTCTTATATATTCTCATTCTCTCTTCTAGATGCCTAAAGGTATGGTTCTTGTATTTCTTGTAAATTAAATCATCTGCAATATCATAGATTGTAACATCTTGCTTTGTTTCACTTTTTCTCAGCCCTCTTCCTATAGACTGAAGAACTCGAATACACGATTTCGACGGAGAAGCAAATATGATATTATGAATGTTTTTTATATTAATTCCAGTGCTGGTTGTCCCATAACTTGCAACCAATATGGAATTGTTGCTTGAGTCTACAACACGGCGTATTTCTTCTCTTAATTGAGTTTCCGTTTTACCATGTATAAAGTGTATTTCTTTTTTAGAATTTTTTAACAACTCAATTAAAGGTTTTCCTTGTTTTTCCACATAATTAAAAAGGACAAGAGTATTTCCTTTTAAAGTTTCTCCAAGATCTGTTATAAATTTATTTCTATCAGGGTGTGTGACAATCCACTCTATTTCTTCCTGATATGTTTTTCTTTTTAACTTGTTTTTGTCCCGATCTGAATGTTTTATCAATAAACACTCTATGTCTAATTTAGATAATATTTTATTGTCTATTAAATTTTTTGTCGTTATAACTTTGTATGTTTTACCAAACAAACCCTCGATTATAAGTCTGTGCACATTCAAACCATCCAAAGTTCCTGTTGTCCCTATTCTGTAAGGACAATTTTGCAATTTAGTCATTATTTTTACAAGCGAATTGCTCTTGTATTGATGGCATTCATCCCCAAATACGACTGAAAAGGAATCGAACCACTCTTTTGGTTCTCGAAAAACGCTTTGCCATGTTGTTATCACCACTCTTTTTGCAGTTTCTTTGCTTCTTCCGGAATGTATACCATGACAATGCAGAGATGCTTTCCATGGTGTTCCTCCAGAATATTCTGAGAAATCCGATATCATTTGGTTGACTAGACCTGTAGTTGGAACTATGATCAAAATCTTCTTTTCTGGTGGTATAACTTTCAGATAATATCTCAGCAGCCCGTATATGATCATGCTCTTTCCAGAACCTGTCGGAGATAATAATAGGCACCTCTTCTGCTCCAGTGCGTGTTTTATTGCGTCTATTTGATACGGGTGCAATTTTACGGATTTTTCTGAGAGTCTTGGATCTATGTGGTTGTCTATAAATTGGCATAGTATTTCCCTGTCTATCGTTGATGTTTTTTCTTCGAATCCCAATATCTCATAGTTTCGATCATTTGCAAATTTTTTTACATAGTCCAAAAGACCACGATATATTAAATGATTATGAAGGCCAAATAACCTTATTTTACCGTCCCAGAATTTGTTTCTGTAGGCGGGCATATATTTATGGTTGGGAACATCGAAAGTAAAATATTGGCTTAGTTCTTTTGCTACACTTTTTTCGGTTTCCAATCGAATATAAACAGAGTCTATATCTGTTATTTTTATAGACTCACTGGCCATTTGTAAATTTCATCCAATCAATTGCCGAACGAATGGACCATTGACGATTAGATATTATCTTAATTACATCCTCAATATAATTTACTATACGCACAATCTCATTTAATTTGTTTTGCAGGTCAATCAATTGAGAATCAGCATATAATATTCTGTCCACATCCGTTCTTAGTATATTTAAATCAAATGGTTCCCACCCGAGTTCTTTCTGCTGTTCTTCTGACAGTTTTCCCGTGTAATACAACCATTTGTTTTTTTCTAAAACTTTATATTCATTTTCTATTTTGTCTTTTTTGTTTTTAAGACGCATTAACAAGAGAAGGTACTTGTTATGTAATTGTGGTGTTCTCAGAGATTCCGATGCCAAATCCGCTTCATCGATCTTAAGATCGACTTCTATAGTCTTAAAATCAAGTTCCATTATGTAAATCCTTATAATTCTTCTATTTCAAAATAAGAATACGAAAAATTTGCCGAACAAACAACAGACTCTGTAGTTTGTGATGTCACTGAAAAATTAATAGATCCAAGTGTATTTGGAAAAATATAGTAATATGTTACTTTTAGTATTGGTTTATACGCACTGTTTGTTATTAATAAAGTTGCATCTGAGAATTTTTGATGATGATCTATTTGAGATGTGGTATCTTTTAAATTACCTATACTTTTCATCCAATTGTATAGTTCTGTCCAAGACTTCATTTGGCTATCCACCAAAAATGTTATTTGCAAGTCATCAAAAATAAAATTTGTTGCTGGTATTTTAGGAAATGTACCTAAAGTGCTGGGTTGATTTATAGACCGTGTAGACAACATTGGTAAGTTAGCAGATTGTATAAAATAAGTAAAATTTGGTATTCTGTCAATATGAAATTGAAAGAAATTATTAGCCAAATAATTAACATTTTCTGGCTTATCTGTTAATACGGTATTTGTGTTACAATCTGTTAATGCCATATACTGTATTTATGAAAAAAAACCGGGAGCATTTCTGCTCCCGGTTTCTGTTTTGGATAAACTACTTATCAGAAGCTGAAACCAGCGGTCAAGCCTTGACCGTGGAGGTTCTTGACTTCGAAGATACGGTAGTATTGATTCTTTCCGTTTCCTGATGGAACGCGGAGGTTGACATCTTCAGCGAAGGGGTTGGCGACCATGCCGTAGCGGGTCTTGAAGCCAATCTTCGGTTGGAAGGTATCTTGTCCGACTGAACGGAACATTTGTAGCGGGACATAGGGGCAGTAGAACAAGCCTGCGTCGTATGCGATTTGTCCTTTGTATCCAACAACAGCGAAGTTAACGCCGGTTGGTGCATAGGGATCGATGTAGACGCGGAACTTGCCGTTAAGAACACCAGCGAACACATTACCGGTATCGTCAACTTCAAGGTTGACATTGAGTGCCGGTGAGATGTTGAGGTATCCACCCATGGCGAGTGCTGAAGCAACATCGCTTGAGCAGATTACGAAGTTACCCTTGCCACGGCGAGTTTCCTTGGCAATGACATTGGCTTCGCGTTCGATTTGGAACATGAGACCACGGAAGCGTTCTGCTGACCAACGACCGTCTGAGTCGAAGATTAGGTCGTATGCACCGTCTGACTTAAGATCTCCTTGGACGCAACCTTTCTTGGCGTTACGATAAACGGTAGCAAGAACTTCACGATTGATTTCGTGGAGAATTTCTTGTGAAAGGATGTTGGCGAGTTCGGTTTCGGCATCGAGACCATGAACAGCCTTGAGGTCTTGAGCGAGTTCGGTGGTGTATTCAGCCTTGAGAGCACGGCTACGAGCTTCAACTGCAAGACGCTCGATGCTGAATGACATTTCTTGGAAGTTCTTTCCAGAGTTACCAAGTTGTTCTGCATCTTTGGTGAGCATACCACGGAATGCTTCGAAGAGGGTAACGCCGGTAGCAGCAGTGTAACCACCAAAGGTTCCACCTGCACCACAGAGACCTCTCCACCAGAAGGGATCCTTGTTTTCGTTTGCAAGTGTTGCAGCACCGGTAAGGGTGTTTCCTTGGCCTGAGAATGCAGCCCATGGTTCTTGGAAGAGAGCTTCATTCTTGCTACGATTGGTAGCGATACCATCGGCATCAAAAGCATTGCCGCTGGTGTAATCTGATTGTGTGCCGTAACGAGAACGCATTGCAAAGATAAGACCGGTCGGAGCAGTCATTGGCTGCACGCCAGCAATATCATAAGCAATCAGGTTGGGCATTGCACGACGAACGAGGCTGATAAGCACAGGGCTATAGCCAGCGAGAGCGTTGTTTGCAGAGCCAACTTGTGGGTTGAGGAATGCTCCACCCATTTCGTTGCCGTATTCGGTGAGGAATTGTTCACGCAGTGCTTTTTCTTGGTTCTCAAGAAGGACAGCAGTGCAACGCTTGCGGTGATAATCACCGATTGAGGGCAGTGCTTCAGCATCGAGCACTGGAGCCCATTTTTCTACTAATGTATCGTAAGGGGTAGTTCCTTGAAAGTCCATTTGTTTCTCCTTATTGAATTGTTAGACTTTTTTCTTTGATTGTCTTTCGATAGCCGAAAGATAAATGCTCATTGTATCATTCGGGGTTTCGATAACCTTGTTGGTTGTTTCTTCTAGTGATTCTACTAGTTGTTTGGTCTTTGATGAATTGTTCATTTGCTTGATATAGGTTTCCTTTAGGATATTCAATTTATCGACATATTGTTCGACATTTGAATACTCAAGACCTTCGGCGAGCGAAGCGAGTTTTTCAATTTGAACATCAGTCAATCCATCGGTATTTTCGAGGAAAGCCATACCACATTGATATTCGAGAAGTTGTTTCTTCAGTTCAATGTTTTCATTGATTGAAGTATTGACTTGCTCTTCAAGTTCTTCGGTTCTGTCTTGGAGCTTGTCGAAAACATCGGTCTTGCCTTCTGGCATTTCGATGTAATGTGATTCGAAAAGTTCTTTGAGTCCGGTGAGGAATGATTCGGCAATGTCAACCTTGATGCCTTCTTCGAGAGAAAGTTTATTCTCATTCATCCATTCCTCAACGACATAGTTCAGGTAGTCATCGAGTTTTTCGGTGAGTTGAGAGCTTATTGCAGAGACTTCTTCTTCAAGAATTTTGTTTGCTTCTTGAGTGAGTTGTTCCGAAACAATAGCAACTTTCTCATTGACGGCAGCTTCAAAGACAACTTTCATCTTTTGCTTAAATTCTTCGCTTAAATCTTCTCCATCGAAGATAGCGTCGAAATCAAAAGATTCAGATGCATAAGCAGGAGCATTCCCTGCTTTTTGAGCTTGTTCTTCTGGCATTTCTTCTCCCTTCTTTTTACCTGCATTTACAACAGCAGTTGGTGCGGGTCTAGAATTAGGAGAAAGTGATTGCATGTTTCCAGCAGCATTTCCTCCCATGACTCCCGGCATTACAATACCTTTGCCGGTTGCGTCTTTGGTGTAAGTGTAAGCGTCTCCCATCGGGTTTATTTGTTTATCCATTTTTATACCTCTATTTGGTCAATTTTTATTTATAAATTTTTTACTTTCTACCTGAAGATAATTTGGTCATAAAATCTTCAAATAAGTTAATTGCTGTTTTTTCCATCAATCTAGATGGAGTTTTCTTTACGGTTTTTTTGTAGTTTTCGATTACTTCTTGCTTCAGAATACCATTGTCCCATACCCATTCCACACCTTCCATGATTCCGTTTACGAATGCATTTGGAGCAGAGGGATCGGCAACAATATCAATTGCAGAAAGAGTAAAGTCTTTTTGAACTTCTTTGTAACCATTGGCTTCCTTTAAGCTACCCATTCCTCTTGACGACACTCCGAGTTTAACCCCTGCATCTACAAGTCTTTGTGCAATTATTCCACAGGGAGTTTCAAGCAAACTAGCTTTTCCTGTAATATTATTACCTTCAGAAACTAGTTTTGTTATTAAATGGGAACATTTATCTAGATTTACGGTTGGTCCTGATGGATGGTTTAACTCACCCAAAGCTCTGCTCTGAGAGACATAGTTTTTATTGTATCTAGAAATTTCGTTTTCAAGAATTGTTGAAGGATAGACTCTACCGTTTCTGTTAACGGTATTTGCTTGCATGAATGTTCCTTCGATGAAATACTTCTTTTTACCAGAATCAGTAGCTTCGGTAATGCAAGCAACATCCTCTACCATTTCTGTTATTAATTTCATCTTTTGCCTTTCTTCTTGAATACTAGTTTCTTCTTACCTTTTTTCTTTCCCATTGGTTTTTCATCGCCGGGATCGCTTTCGTGTTTACCTTTTACAATGTCTATGTGGACATTTTGTTCAGACTCTTCATCTTCATCTTTATCTTCTTCCTCGTCTTCATCTTCCTCTTCATCTTCCTCCTCGTCCTCGTCTTCATCCTCATCTTTTTTGTATTTTTTAGCTTCTTTTATTGGTTTCTTGTCATCGTCATCATCTTCGTCTTCGTCTTTATCATCGTCATCATCTTCATTGTCATCTTTGCCGGGTTTTTTATCTGCCCAGTCTGGTACACCATCACCATCGGCATCTGGTTTTTTATTATCATCTTTTTCCTCTACCAATTCAGCATCAAAAATAGATGCTAAGATATTAGTAGTTTTATCTGAGATGCTTTCTGAGAGTTTTGAGTACAGCATATCGTTTACAAGAGAACGAAATTTAATATGATTCTCTTCAGCGACTAATTTTATTATATTTGGGGTGCTCATCCGACATTCCTTTCAGTGTGTTTTTTTGAAAATTTTAAAATTTTATTGTATTCGGTAAAAGATTCAGACATCAGTTTTCTCATTTTTTCTTGATTAATTATATTTAGATTATCATGCATTTTAATTAAATAATTGGCATCTTCACATGTAATTGCAACGGTATTTCCGTCTCTGAATCTATGAATAATTGTTTTTTCATTAAAATAGGATTCTTTTAGACTGCCGATTATTCCTGTGTCTGCTTGTTTTGCTTCAGTGATTTTTTTAGGATTAATTGGTTCTTCTGGTAAAGAAACAATCTCGGAATTGGCATATTCCCTAATAGCAGTTTTATATTTTTCTGCTACCTTTTCTTTCATTCTTTTTACTAAATTTTCTTTCAAATTAGTACAAAAAATCTGTTTAGGACTTGTGGTTATGCTTTCGATTATTTTATTTAAAGCCAGTTCCATTACTTCTGTTCCCCTTGCTGTTCCTGTTGACCCATGCCCATTTGTTGTTGTGCGATTTGTTGTTGCATCATCATTTGCTGCTTCAGTTGCGCTTCATTATTCATTTCTATATTCATTCGGATGATGTCTTGATCGTCTTGTTTGAGAAGATATTTTCTGATATATTCTTCTGAGAAGTATCTTCCAACAAATGGATCTACAGTAGCAAGAATATCCATTCTGTCCTTCAAAATTTCTGTCTCTTTCAATTCATCAAAATATGAATCTCTATTGTAAGTGAAAGCGATGTCTTGATTGATTGTCTGCCAATCGTCTTCACTTATGATTCCCTTCAATAACAATTGTGTTCGCAAAAGATTTAAAAATAATATAGAAAATCTATTTCTAAGTCTATCTATAAATTTATAAAATTTTACTTCATCACGGGTTATCTCTGTTGCTCTTCCCATATTGAACCCGGTTTCGGGTAACATTCGAGTAAGAGGAACATTTAAAGCCTGCCATAGCTTCTTTTGGAAGTATTCGACATCGGTCATTTCACCCAAGTTAGAGCCTGAGCTAAGTGTGTCTACTTCAGTTCCTCTTGCACCTTCTCTACGGGGCATCCAGAAATCTTCAAGCATCGATTGGAAATTACGATCATCTCGTATTTGTCCGGTTGATGGATCGTAAATTATCTTATTACGATACCTGTTCATAATATCACGAACATATTGCTCAGCTTTTGCTTTTGGCAAATTACCAACATCCACATAAAATATTCTTCTTTCAGGGGCTCTTGCTATTCTGTAAATAACAACCGAATCTTCCAGTTGTCTTAACATGTTTAGCGGTCTAATAGCCTTTTGAAGGTATCCTACCACTCTTTTTGTGGCTGAATCTACAATACCAGAGTGAACATAACAAATGGTATCGACAGAGAATTTGATTCCTGTCGGAGCTGTAGGAATAAGAGCATCACGATCGGTATCGATGTAAACATAGTATTCCTCCATCTTTTTCATGACAGGAACAACTACATTTACATTTGGATCTATTCTTTTTCTTTCCTTCTCTATTTTTCTTACCTTTTTAATCTTTATTGGATCTATAGGTAAAAGATCGAGGATACCAGCTTGTGGATTTGTTGGATCTATTTGAATATAATAATATATTTTACTGTCGATGTACCATTTGCGAAATATATCATAACCTTTATTATTAAAATCCAACATGCTTAATATGCCATTAAATTCAGAGTAAATTTTATTCTTAATAACATCCGATAACTGGACATTATCTAAATTTACTTTAACCGGTTTTTTATCTAAACCAGGAACTATGGCATCATTTACGATATCATCAATAGCCTTATCCACTTCAGAATATATTGCCATTGATCTATATTGCTGTATGAGTTGGTTTTCATCACGAACAGAACCGGAGAAGTCCACTAAAGATCCTTGGACTCCTCCGGTTTCTATTAAATACGCACCATCTACCTTATCAGGGGGTATTACTTGAGGTTGTGGGGGTGAAAGTTCAGATGTTCCGTCTGGTCTTTTTCTCCCAATATTAAATCCCAATATATCTAAAATAGCCATAAAATTCCTTTGGATTTAATTATCCGTTATAAGCGTAATCCATCTCACTGAATTCTATCTGTACCGAGAAAGTTATTATATTTTCGTTATTTTCCATGTCGAACGATATTTGACCAACATTTGAGCACCATGCTCTTTTGAGTACCGAGGTCTTAACAACATCATTTCCGTTCAATCCTAATTGGAAAACGGTTATGTCTGTCATCAAATCGGTCATATCTAGAGCTTGTCCAGAAGTGCTGTTATCTAAATGGCCATTGATTTTATTTGACCATTCGCTGAAGAATTTGTATCCTCCATGCTTTTTGTCATCGAGAACAGACATTTCCCATGTACCGTAAGTTCTTACTCCCGGCATTTTAAAAACTCTACCTCTGTATGGAACAGGAATGGTAGTGAGTGTAGAAGCGGGTAAAGATGCAGAACGAACATGGTATATCCAAGCCCCTGCATTACCAGCGAGACGATTTGATGCTGCTGTTATCGGATTTAAAGCTTGAAAATTACCTTGTGCAACTTGACTAGCTGGATCTCCTGCATTAACTTGAGGAGGATTGACACCAGCAACCGGTCCTATTGAGATGTAAAATCTATTAGGTCTTAATCCACCATTAAAACCGTCTATAAATTCTGATATTGAATGCTGATTAGCCATTTTTTACCCCTTGAAAGTTTAGGTGTTTTGATTTGTGAATCTGATTGTGATGTAATTAATGCTCTTTGCCGGTTTCACTAAGATATCGGCTACGAATTCGTTGGCATCAACAACAGACGCAGGATTGTTGGTTTCGTCACAAATGATTTGGTATTCTGTTATACCTCTTTGTGATTGAATGGTTCTCAGTATTCCGTCAACAGAAGTTCTGAAAAGAGTTCTGGTTGTGTCATCATTGAATTCAAATAGGAATCTCTTTGCGAGAGGACCAATTGTATTTACGAGATATACGAACAATCTGCTTACATTTATTCTTGAGAATGAGGAAGTGCTAGTTTCCATGGTCTTGTCACCCATAAGGAAAGTGCCTTCTCCCGGGATTGTAAGTGCATAATTGATCTTATTATCATAGAGAATATTTTGATTTGCTACGCTAGGTTGATCAGCCAATCTGATAAGATTAAGTATTCTACCTCTGGCAAATCCAGCAGGAGACCACCAAGGAGCATAATCTCTATCTGTTCTGCAGATACATCCAGCAACATCAGGAACGATAGGAGTTCTTACTGTTTGATCTTCATTAAGATCGAGTCCCAAATGGATCTTATCGCCATACACACAAACACCATACTTACCCAAACCAGATGCTCTTGTGTAAATATTGGTGGCAACTTGCATGCTAATTCCAGCAATATCTCCGCAAATACCAGCATAACCGGACAAGGAACCACTTGCTCCTACCACACCGATGCAATCATATTCTCTAGCAGCAACAATTGCTTCTACGGCAGTTGCTTGTGCAGCGGTTGAATCTAGAGCAAAAACAACATCAATATCATTAAAAGTTGTTTTTTCCATCAAAGGATTTGCCAATGCGGTATATGTTGTACCGTAACTTCCACCCAAGAACAGTAAACCACCGTACTGTAAGAAGTTGGCAACACTCCACCATTGAGTGGCAGCAGATCCAGTTATTCCATTAAAAATTTTACCATCAGCTAGAATTGTACTGGCACTGGCATATGCACTCTTTACATCCGAAAGGGTAACGCCAGTTAGTCCAGCAGGAATTCCCTTGAAGGGGCTATCTGCTGCTCCACTGGCAGTTTTACCTGCATATGCACCAAATACAGTGTTGTATTTGTTAACCCAGATAGGTAAAGAATCAATTGACATATAACCAGCATTTATTTCTGCGGTTGTTCCCAATAAAATTAGTAAATTATTACTTAATTGAGAAAATGCTGCGCCTACGGTATTTGAAATATTTTCAGATCCAGAGGCTATAAAACTCTCGTCGGCAATTTTAATTGTAACATTTGGTGCTGCCATTTTATCTCCTTCGATTTATTCTTGAATATTTAGTTTTTTTACTTTTTTGCAGATTTCCATATACCATCGTCATCCAAAATAGTATCTTCCTCCCCATTATTATGAGAAGAAATGAATCCAAAGGGGGTCAAATCGTTTTCAAGTTCTTGTAATTCCTCATCAAACATTCCTTTTCGTATGTCTATTGCGGTCATATCTTTAAAATATGACTGGCGACACAACCAAGCAAAGAATATTAGGCACATCACCAAGTCATCCGTATGTCCATCCTCTGCTTTCCATTGCACTTCGGCATGGGCTACGAATGTCATCAATTCTTCAATAATATGTATGTCATTTATTATAAGTCTTTCGTGCTCAACTAGGTTTTTGAGAATGGAGCATCCAGTCTTTTTAATAGACTGGGTAGTTTTAATTCCCATTAATTTGTTTCCGCGACCAAATCCTCCGCTAACAACCTGTCCTTTTCTACCCTTGGACACAGTAGTTACAATATTTTCATATTCTAACTCATGATGTAAAATATCTACAACCTGACCACCGATGTCATTTGTTTCTACTAATATCCACGCATCGTTGTACAGTCTGGCAACGGATTCTATTATATTTGGATAAACCAAGGGAGGAATTATATTATTTCTAAACTTAGCGACTATTTTGTAAGGGGAAACAGAAGAGTCAAAAACAATAAAGGTGCTATAATCTTTACCCAATCCTCTAGCGACATCGACTGTCATTGAGTAAATATGACCGGGTTTGGGCTGTTCATAAATCCATAACCCATCTTTTGTTTTCTTTATAGGGGTGTCCCATGTCAATTGGCTTAATTTTGATGTCGATATGAGCGTATTTGTAGATCCTAAGAACTCTGTATTATATTCTTGATTAAACTGCTCTTCACTAGTATTTGCAATCGTTTCCTTCATCCATACATTGTCTCGGAGAGGACCACCTGGATATTTTGGTACATCTCTCCAAGAAACTTCGATGGGAATAAATTCATTTTTCCCTTCTTCTCCGGGTTTGCGGGTCGCACCTTTCCAGAGGCTATAAAATTTGTTTAATCCTTTTGGGGTGCTGGTTATCAATACTTTTGTATCTTTTCCTGCTGAAATGGTGGGATACACGCTGGAAAAAAAGTCTTCCGCTATGTTATTTGGAATGTGGGCAAATTCGTCCAAATATATGATATTTACCGATAGACCACGCACTGCGGAGGAGCTTGTTGCGGATGATATTATCCTCGATCCATTTTCCAAAACAATAGATCCCTTATTCCATTCCATGACTCCTTGCTGGAGCCATTTTGGAACATATTGATATGCATTTTTAATTCTATCTAAAATTTCATATGCTATAGTTTTTTTATTTGCCAGTACCGCAACATTCATGTCTTGATTAAATAACACTACCCAAAGCAAATAAGCACACATGGTCAAAGTTTTTCCACTCTGGCGAGGGAGTTTGCATATCACGAATCTATTTTCGTGTATTGTTTTAATAATTTTTTCTTGATATGGATATGGATGATATGGAATCAATCCCTCATTCAATGACACTGCCTTAATATACTTTTTCGCAAAGTACATCGGATCAGAACCACATTTAACATATTCTTCAACTTGTTCTGGAGTAAAATCAATTTTTACTCCGTGTGGTTTTAGATTAACATTATCACGATAGCCATGTAGAGATCTTTTAGCCATTTTCTGTAGAATCATCCTTTAAGACTTTTTTTCTACTTCTTGTTGTGTTTATCAAATCCTGTAGATCAGAAGTAGAGCCAACATATATTGAATTGTTGGTTGTATTTTTTTCTATCACATTTGGTTTTTCAATTTGTTTCATTTTATGATGCATTTCAATTATGTCTTTATTGACTTCGGATACGGTTTTTATCATCGCGGCAGCAACTTCATATGCTCTCGGAGAATCCCCCTCTTGAGCAACTTTCAATATTCCTTGAATTGCATCTTCGCCCGTGGATACTAAAGTTTTTAAATTTTTTCGGACTTGTTGAAAATCTACTTCTAATTGCTTAGATTGGTCAATTTCTATTTTAGTTATATTTGTTTCTTCTTTTTTCTCAGATACGAATGGAATACCCAAGGACTCACTTATTTTTTCGAATGTCATGTTTCACCTAAAATTTCCCTTCAGAAAAAGGATCAGTTTCGCAATAGCTAATAATATCATCCTTTTTCGCTTTCAGTGATGTAATATCATTATCACCATAATTTTCTTCTGTTACTGCATTCTTGGGAATTAGGGTGTTTGATGCAGTCAAGCCAAACAAGTACCATCTTGCATTTGAATCCATTCCCTTGATTATCGTTGTTTGTGAGGTTATGAATGTATCATCAGTAGTTATGGACAATCTCTTCGAGGATGCATCGTAATTGACCACTGTTCCTTGTGCAATTAGTGTATTTCCAACCACACCGGTTTGTCCCGGAACTATATTGTATTGACCAGCAGTTTCCCCTTCGTAGAACGACACTGCCGATATTCCAGTAATACCAGTAAGAATCATTTCCACAGTCTTTCTGTGACTTTCATCTTCAAGAGCATCTATTTCGGTTACACCAGTATCCATAATTGAATGGTCATAAGTAAACAGTTCACATGTCAACTTGTAAACATATAATTTACCAAGAACATAAAATGGATTTTCATGCTCTGTAAAATTTATTTCAAATAGACCGTTACTGAGGGGGAAATAAATTAAATCTCCTTCTCTTGGTCTTTTTATATCTGTTCTTTTTTCTGATACTTCTTTTTCGAATCTTTTTCTGGCTACAACCAAAGTAACTTTATCTTTGACTTGAATTCCAAATTTAGACATAATATCTTCTTGGCCTTCAAATCCATTTACCGATTCAATATACATTTCAATTGGAAATGCATCTTTAAATTTATATTTACCAGCTTCGCCAAAAATTTTATCTTCACTGATCATTTCCCGGGGGACATAAATCATATCTTGCCCCATCATTCTAATAGTTTCTACTGTAAGATCTTCTATTAGATTCTGTTCTGCAGGAAATTTTTGATTGAAGAATGGATTGGTTGCCATGATTATCCCATCTGGAAGAACGGGGGTCCTTCATATGCAGTTAATATTTCTGCTTCAATTCGATCTATTTCTCCCTGTGCTTCCAGATATATCTTTTCACCCCTGAGAGTTCCACCGCCGGGCAATTGGACATTTTCAAACTTGGAAAGATTTTGTCCCCATTGTCTTTTTATTAACTGAACAAAATATTTTTTCAGCATTCTATCGTTGTATATTTCTGGGAATTTTTCAGGATCAAGTGCAAAGTATGCTTCAAACATCAAATTTTGACCAGCTTTCATATCAGTGCTCCAGTCACTGTTTATATAAATTCTGTTCATAGTTTTTGTAAATGTGATGCTTTTCTCGGGAGAAAAGTATTGATTCATCAGTGTAATATAACGCATGGCTAAATCATAATTTGCAATTGGTAAATCTTGTACACCGTATAAACCACGGTTTATCTGGAAATAATCAGTCAATGCCCATTGGTATTTGATATTAAACATGCTGTTTGACATGCTCAATGGGTCATATGGGAATATTCGTACAACACTTACGATATCCTTCCCCGATGGGCTATCCCCTGTTATGCCACTTAAAGGACCTATGCTATCGGTATTGATATACCTCCTCGCATTGTCCTCCTCAGTGACCGTATAGGGGAGATAGCCAACGATCACTCCATCGAAGTGCCTCTCAGCAAAGAGCTGCAGAGCCTCGTCTAGACGATCCTCGGCTTGTTCCCAATCGACATTTATGTCGATAACGGGTTTACCCAGTTTTCGGAAAGCGTACTCGATTAATTCTTGTCTTGATTTTATATCCGGCATAGTTCACCGGAATTATTTATTGTTTTTGTTCTTCAGGATTTTTATTTTCTTGATTTGTATTTACTGCAACTTCCGGGGATGTCACAGAAACCTTCTCTACCTCAGCCATTGGCATGTTTTCAATGTAAAATCGTCTTGTTATTGGAGGCAAAGCCTCGTCTGGAGACGATTTCTCATAATTTGTGAATCCTGGCATTTTCAGGGGACAGTGTAGTTTTGGATAATCTAGCTTAGAATAGCTATCTCCCTCTGCCAACAACCAAGTCATTGGTTTATCGCCGCAACCACAACCACCACAGAAATATTTTCCTTCAGTCGAACTATTCTTCAGATGCTCACAGGGAGGAAGTTGTCCACCTGTGTGTCTATTTCCGAAACAACTCAAAACACGCAGTCTTTTTTCGGTGGGAGCTATTTTTTTATTGGTTATTCCTCTTGAAGCTATTGCTGAAGCGAAATTCTGAACCATTGTCAAGTTTTTTTTTATTTCCGTGGTTCCCTTTTGTTCGCTCACAACAGACCTGAATTGTTCTTTTGCTGGTTCAGTTTGTTCTTTCTTTTTACCGCAACCACAACCTTGTTTTTTCACTTCATCAGCCATAATTTCCCCTTATAATATTTCAATTCTTCTGATAGGTCGTATTCCAGTGTCACCCGATTCTCCGTTGACATTCACGACAGTACCATATGTATCTTTCGAAAATGACTGTGCAAAGAAAAATGGCACTGTAGTTTGTAAAGATATTGTTGAACTTCTATAAACATTCGATTGAAAAGCATTGAAGTCTCTTGAAATATAATAACCTATAGGTAAGTTATTTGAAATAAATGCAAGCTCATCTACACTCGGAATATACCAGTCCGTGTATCCACCATACTTAAAATTTCTTCTCATATTAAAGTAAAATTTTAGTTGAGTATCAACATTATACAATCCATCATATGATGATTGTTTTAAAAATTGTTCATTTTTATTATAAAAATTTGCGTATGATGATGGAATATAATCAACTGGACTTATTATAATACCCCATGAACCACTCTTTGTTCCTTCGCCATCCGAAAATGTTTTATATAAACGCGGAGCACCAGTGTTTTTATTTCCATATAAGTCACTACTGGTATTTGTTATTGGAGGACCGGGGTAGAATGCTCCAATAAACAATCCACCCTGAAACATTGTTAGTGTTTTTGGTAAACTTCTACCAGTATTTTTAGAGTATATTGTCATTTATTTTATTTAGCAAGTGCATACGGTAGAACATCCCATTGTTTGGGACCATCTATTGTTATAACCATACGAAGTACCGTTAAATCCTCCATCACTGTATTCAATACATTGATCGCTTTCGTCTACTCTTATACAAGTGAAACATTCTTGATTTGTCCAATTTTCTATGCATTGAGTAGCAAAAGGTGGTTTACCGGGTGCTGCTCCTCTAAAGCAACAATTACCTTGAACATTATTTGGACCACAAGGAACTTCATTAACATAAAAATCTTTATGAAACTCTCCACCTAACGCTTGGCATAAGCTTTTCTTTCTGCAGACACATTCATATTTCTTTTCATTATTTGCACAAGTAAATACTCTGCAGCACGCCCCTCTATCTGTTGTATCATCTGAAATGCAAGAGTCTCCTCCTCCGTTCCCACCATTTCCTTCTCCATTGCCTCCATTGGATGCTTCACAATCCTCTAGACAATCTGCACATGAATATGATGTACTAAAGAATCCATTTAAATTCTGACAAGTCGATCTGTTCACATTTTGAACACAATCACATGGAGGACCTTGAATACAACAATTTCCTAATTCATTATCGTTCACACAGTAAGATTGAATTGGCACCGTTGCAAAACATTTTTGATAATCACAATCAGCACCTAATCCACCTCTTTCGGGCAGTCTGGCTTTAATTCCAAACTGATGATCAACTATTTCTGAAATTTGTTTATTGGTATCATCAGGATCCCACATTCCATAGCATGATAATTTCAGATATCCATCGTCGCTAGATGCATCAACAGTTATTCCTTCCATGAAACAATCAAAATTATGACCGGCTATTACCATACCATCTAGGAACCTATCTTTATTAAAGAATGTCGAAACTCTTCCAGCAGGAACCTCTAGATTATTTCCGTATTGATCTTTTGTTCGTTTGTATTCTCCCTGTCGTACCCATTCTCTTGATACCAAAACTCTATTTTCATCCAATTTATATCTTTGGTAAGTGCAGTGGAAGCCATGACAACTAACGCTTTCTGGGTCTATTGTGTAGTGATAAGTCACGCCCGCAGATACAAACTCTCCCCCATCCACTTTATTCAAATATTCTGTATTGAAAGGATAACCCTTACACAATAGTTCTACATTGTATGTCAAGAAATTTAAACGAGTCACACATGCAGCTTCTTCAAGAGCATGTACGCTTTGAACACCACTCGGAGTCAATTCTTCTACCGTTAGGGTATTTCCCGGGGTGAGGTAGCCAATGAAATCTGCCTTTGTTCCTATATTGGAAGGCTTTCTCAAAATGGCAAAATTCTTTCCTATTTCTACACGATCGTATTTGTAGAAAGGAGAAGTTGTATAATTTTCTGGCGAATATTCAATTCCATTTTGAACACCAATCAATGGGGTCCCGGTAAATATAACCTTATTGTCCAAGGTTATAAATGCTGCTCTTCCATACTTGGCTTTTATTTGAGCATAATTGCGGGTGAATGGTGTAAATAAACCAGTTCCTATTACATTTTTATCCTCGTCAATATCATTGAAATCGGATAATTTTGATACACCACCCGAAGATTGGGTGACATTATAATCATTTATTGTAGGGGAGGTATAGAATCCATTGTCAATCAAATTCACAAATTGTCCGCAGTTATTTCCCCAGCACATAAAATTGGAGTTATTGCAGACAGGATAAATCGAATTCACATAAGGTGGAACAGGATCAAGATCATTTCCACCACCGGGAATTAGTCTACAATCATAACTTGATACAGGTGCTCCGGCATTATTTGCAAAGAAACATCTTCTTCCATTGTTGTAATATGTGGCGACATAGCCTAATATTGAATTATCGGAACATTCTTTGGAAGTACAAACATCCTCGCAGAAAGCAGTCGGAACAATTTGAACAACACCTTCTGAGTTTACTAGTTCAGTAAAGGTTACACCACAACAGGCTTTTGGTAAACGGACATCTACTCCGTTTGGTTTTCTGCAATATTCTACTGGTCTTGTTCTATCACAGGGTCCTCTGGTCCATTTTCCACCAGAATCTTCACAATCACATTTTCCAACCCCATCAACCATTCCAAAAGTAGATCCAAGTATGTCCGCATCTACTGCAGCTCTTTGTTCAGGTGTTAAATTTTTGCATGCACAGCAACATCCAGTTTGCCCAGCCAAAGGACACTCTGCATCTTGACAAGTTAGATTTTCACCGGGATAAAAATAAAATCCATTTACAGCATTGCATTCAGCAAATGTCGTTTGATACGGACCAGTTATCGTTATAGTAACATCATCCAGTTTGCAACAGCATCCTAATATACCAGTGTTTATTGTAAAATAATCAGAATAATCTATTGCTGTCGATATTCTGGATCTATTATGAACTGTCATTAGGATTCTCCGTTACATGGTAGATATGTTGAATCAAAGCAGGGGCTAGGATAACTTCCACACCAATACAGATTACATATACCGGTATTTGGATCTATTAGCCATGAAAAATCAGGGACAAGTGATGATTGTTGCCAATCGAATTCGTTGTAATCACAAGAATATATTCCAGAAGGACCCCAATCACAATCTATACCAATTATGGTTTCTGGTTCTCCACATGCAGATGATTGGCTAACACAAACACACCCACTACCAGTTGTTGCACAAGGACATATTCCTTGTGATATTTTTTCTTCGTTGGTTAGTCCAGGGACTTGCGATTTGGGTTTGCACAATAAAGTATAAATGCATCCTGCAGGAGAGCTGGGAGATCCTGAATTATCTGCTTTTGATCTTAATATTGGAATACATTTTGTACATGGATTAGCTGAATCTCCATCACATGGTGGTTTATCACAACAAGCCATCCCATCCCATTCATTTGGTAATCCTAATTGCTCTCTTCTCGCGGCGTTACAATAACACCCTTTGGGATTACATTGAACAGCACCGCTAAGGGGTCCTTGTCCTTCTAATCCGTAACAACACGCTCTTATCATACGCGGGGGTTCACCCGATTCTTGTGAATCCAAAGATTTCCAATCTAAATCAGGATCGATTGGACAGATGCTATCTCCCTGAATTTCAACTACATTAGGATCTCTTCTGGTTATCATGCACCAGCACTGCGTTTGTCCTGTTTGGGGATCTATAATAGGAGTTGGTTCTCCATCAAACATCCAGCCATTTATTGGGAATTTAGGACAAATGCATCCAGCACAAGTAGTTGGGCATCCGGTTGAACCTGTTTCTCCTCCTCCGGGGGGTCCTCCTCCACCATCTGGATCATCCGGTCCTCCACCACCAAATCCTCCACCGGGAGGTATTGTTGTCATAGGTGGTCCGACTGGAGGCGGAGTCACAATAGGTTCTGTCCCACACTCTTCTGGACATGATGCGTAGGGACAAGCAGAACCAGATGGACATTGTACACATATTTGTTCTACTGACAAATAAGGTCTAACGCATGTATAACTAGCAGGTCCGGGACACGGTGGCCATCCCTCTTGTATTGGTGAACCATCCGGGCATGTATTATAGCACGGTGGAACTGGATTATCTGAACCACTCGGACAAGGTGGTCTTACCCCACATCTCGGATCACCTTCAAGGCACCATTGACATATTTCACAATCTGTTTGTCCTTCATGGAATGAGCCACCACTTGATTCACAAGTTAATCTATCGGTTCCTATACAACCACCATACCAATAGCAACAAATACCTTCAAATGGTTGGCTTGCTTGACAGCATGTATTTTCATTTACACATTGTGTTCCATGACCCATGAACACTTCATCATTTTCTATCTTACAGTCATAAATGAAGGTTTCTCTACAAGAATCGGTCTTGCAGCATGCACCATAGAATGGTATTTCTCTACAGCAATCTACTGTATCACAAGTTCCTTCTACTGCTCTTCCCCCATAAATTTCTTCGCAAATTGGCTTGGTCATTTCACCAAGACACACACCATTTCTGCAACAAACTACAGGATCTTGGCACTTATCGTAACAGAGTCTTTGAAGATTATTTCCTCCCTGTGCGATATCACAAGAAAGAGTATCGGAGACATAAAATTTACCACCGAATAATTCACATTCATCTTCGCTTATATCTGAAACACATCTTCCTTCTGAACAACAAAAAGAATTTAATGTTATTCCACATGATTCTGCACATGTGGTCGCTGGTCTAAAAGTTCCATTTACTCTATTGCAGAAGCCTTTTGTTCTATAATCATCACATTCAAAATTTCCTTCATCGTCATTATAGCAACAAGATCCTAACATATCATAATCATCACAACCAGTGACACCGTAACCTCTGTCTGTGATTGTGGCAAACCAAGACGCACCTTTATCATTGGATGTTATATTCATTATATTCATACCACATCCAAAGTAAGTGGAATCTGCGTCATCCTCAAAATAAACATTGGCAGGGAAAGACCAGATCTCACTTCCAAAAACAAATAAGGTCAATGATATTACATCACCAGTTTGATACAAAGCACTTCCAAGTGAAAATCCAGCAATACCAATCGGGGTGTTTATGGTAAATACAGATGCTTTTGTCACATCGAGATATATTCCTCTTTGTATATCCACCCCTGTTATGTAAGGAGACAGCTGAGAATAGGATGAAGTATAACCTGCAAGATTTTCTTGCGGAATAGCCGGTATTTGCGCAACAGTAAAATTAGAATCCAAGAAAGTTGATGTATGACTTATACCAGAAAAATTAGCAAAAGAAACATTGTCATTTACCGCATCAATTCTAGAGGATGCTATTGTTAATGAATTTTTTGCATATGCAAGTTTTGATGTTAGTGATCCGGCTTCTACATTTACATCTGAGGTTTGATCGGTGGGGGTAACAACAATAGTTCCATTTACGATAGCTGATGACAAAACTCCTGCAAAACTCAATCCACGAATATTCAGAGTACCACCAACAACCGATTTTAAAATATGATATTTGTTTCCAAGAGTAACACCGATAAGATTTCCTGTCACACCAGTGGGTCCGGTTAGTCCGTATATTGTATATTCTGTATTATCACTTCTTACGAGGATAGGATTTCCAGAAGAATCATACTTAATTGTTGTTATATACAGACCGGTAGCACCGGTTATTCCTGTTTTTCCTGTTCCTGTTCCAGTAGGACCTTTCGGTCCTTCATTCCCAATAGGACCGGTAGGACCAGTTACTGATTCGGTTATTAGTCTTCTTATTGCACTGCTGCCCATTTTAATTCCTTATATTTCTTATTTAGGATGGGGTATTGGTGGGTAATGTTGGGTCGGTACAGCAGTTTATAAATTGACTAATACATTCACTGTTTGTTCCTTGGAAAATGCCACCTGTAGCAGCACATTCCATCGCACTGAAATAATCATAGCAAATCTTGTTTATACAACAAGCCCCTAAGTAACCAACCTTACAGCAATCAATTTGAGAACATGACTCAGCAAAAAATCTTGAATTTTCTATTTCTGCACAGAGTTCTTCGGTGAGGGAATATGATTGACCATTAACGCAGCAACAACCGACTGTAATATTGCATCTATCAGGACATTCGATAGATGAACAATTTTCTCCTACTAAGAACAAACCACCCATCGACAAACATTTGTCTTTCGAACAAGAAAGACATCTATTATTCACACAACATGCCCCACCCGGATAACAATCACTTGTATTATATCTTTGGTAGCATGGGATAGCATTCCAATTTCCATTCAATATGAATTCACAATAAGTTTTATTCGTATAATCAGTGCAGAACCTATCGCCATCTATAGTGCAATAACAGCAAGATCCTATTTTTTCATTTAAGGGTTGGTATGTGGTGCTGCCTATTACCCTGTTATATACACCATGTTGAGGAAATGATATTGTTCCCAGTGTAAATCCAACAGTCGATGATACACCCTGAAAGCTTATGCCATATTTTAAGTAAGATACGGCATTCGAAAAACAAAATCCTGCAGTTGAAAAAGTCATTCCATAAAATGATGCATTGGTTTGTAAAGTCATACCAACATCATTTCTAGCTGAATTTGTAGAGTAATTAAAATTCAGATTTGATCCGCTCTCTCTAAATCCATAGAATAAAAATTCCAATCCAGAATAAGTTACGCCGGAGATATTATTTTCAAAATATTCTGTATTTGCAGCAGATATTAGATTATAAAATTGATCAGATCCCAGAGTTAATCCAATATACAATAAGGATCCTGGAATATAAGAACCCTCAAATGGAGTTGCAGATTCTTTTATTACCAATTGATCTTGATAATATTCACCAGTGATATAACCCTTTAAATCTATACTCTTGAAATATAAAGTTAATCCATTAGATTGAAGAGGGAAAACTGCATTATCTGTTATACCTGTAAACCCAACTGTGAATTCACCTACTATTGAATCTCCGGTCGGACCATCGACATCTCTTATTTCAATGAAAGATTCGGGAACAGTATTGAAATAAACTCGTATAGTATCTCTAGATGCTCCTTCCACCAACGAGACAGATTTTCCGATGTTACCATCAGGACCTGTTGCATATTCTCCTGTTGGACCGGTGGGTCCAGTAGGTCCAGTAGGTCCAATAGAAAGGGCATCATTTGTTACTGATGATATCCTTGGAATTCTACTGAGATTTAAATCATCTGTCATCTTGTCCTCTCGTTCATGTTAGTGGATAATTATCCTGTAACCATTTTAGCGGGCTCAATCTCCATAATTTATATGATTCTGTCCCTTGTGCAGGAATTTGTGTTGTATCTTCTATTTCTATTCTTATTGGTCTAACTTTAAGTAATGAACTTCTAGTTTCTTTTTTGACCTTTATAGTAAACGAATCTTGTTGTTCCATTCCTCCGATATTTTTTTGTATATCGAATGACCAAGCAGCAGAACCACACTTGGGCGAAGTCGGAGGATCGCTTAAAGTATAAACACCCTCTGTTTTATCTACATCATAATTAAATGCCCCAGTAGATGTCCAATACTTTCCTGACATTTCTTCTTCGAGCAAATTGTTTATCGATGGCAATTTCTCACAAATAAATGCCATTTCATCCATACTTGGTATAAACCAAGATGAAGAATTGCTATTCACACCTATTGTTCTATTCAGATCCGCAACAAGTCTAGGAGCAGTCCAAGAACCATCTAATTCATACTCGGGTGTAGAATTTATTGTATATTCATTGTCTGCACCTATCATTCTCATTGTGTTATACAATCCCCAATTTCTTCTCCATGCTCCATTATTTGATATACAAGAGTAATTAAGATCTGTAAGAGCACTTATTGAATTCTTGTAGAAATAATCAGCTTGCTTATTAAAGGAATAATCCATAAGCATTTCTTCTGTAGTCAAAGTAACTCCAGAAGAGTTCTTGGATAACCAATACCCCTCGGCAAGAGTATCCCACCACGAATATTCGGTTGTCGTGCTATCGGTTGTTGCTTTCAAATCACGGAGAACATAAATTTGACTCTCTAACTGATAATGTGGACCCCATGCTTGTTTTCCATTTGATTGTCCCCATTTAACTGAAACTACATTGTTTCCTTGGCCATCAGTATATGATAAATCTTTGGAATAAACAAACACTTTAAATTTTATATTATTTGCTATTGGATCTGAATTTTTAGCAAATGTTACACCGTATCCAGCCCAGTCAAATTTAGAATCATATGATTTTGCTAATACTTCAGTTCCGACCATCATATCATCGAATGTTGTTGGGCAACAAATCTTAAAATTCTTACCCAAAAGATTTGTTCCTTTCGGTGTGTATTCACCGACATAAATGCTTTCAACAGAAGCGTCCTGAGTTGTTGAAGCATCGGGATATGAACACTCCGACTGTGAACATGTTTGAGACGGATAGAATGCAGCATCATAAACTGTGTCATTTACTGTGCATCTCCAACCACCACCATTATATCCACCTGTTAACATACAATCACTTAAGGTAGTATTATAGCAATATGTTTCAATTGGAAAATCATCAATAAGTATTCTTGTACAGCACTGTCCAGTAGTGGATGGTGTGGAATTTGCGTAGAATCTACTATTTGCATAATTCATGCATTGGGCAAGTGTTGTTTGTTGAATAATTGGTGAACCATCTGGACATGTTAATCTAACACAGGTTCCTGTCTGTGAATATGTCGCAGGATCATCGCAAGTAAATGATCCATCATTGCAACAAACTTCTCCCATGAAAGACCCACAAAGTCCACGGATACAAATGGGATTTATCGTGGATGGTCCAACTATGTTAGAATATAAGCTAGAGAGTGATGAATTTAATTCATATGTCGGATATATGCAATCTCCGCCAGTGCAGCAAGCACCAACAAACAAACATTTATTATCCTCACAATTACCACCCGCCATCCATGTCACACCAATATTCGATGCAGTCGTATAACAATTTGCTTCTGTTGTTATCTCACATGTTGAACTCTTAAGGTCATTATAATTTATTCTACAGCATCTTCCTAGAGTACAATAATTGCTACCTACGGCACCGCATAATTCTCCTTCTATGAAATGTCCATTTTGTGCTTCACAATCTTCTCTACTTATTCCTTCACCTGCATTGTCTATACATGTACCTTCAATGCAGCAAGAACCAAGTCTCGGACAAGTTGTCAAATTGCAATCATCTATTTCAAAGCAAGCGGTGTATCCATAATGAAATGTGAATTCTACACCACTACTTTCAGTGGGGGTTGCCGGATGAACACAATCACCCAAATCTGTATTAAATGTTCCACATAAGCAATTTTCAAATGTTATTCCTTCAAAGCACTGAACAACAGTTTCAAATGGTGTATTGCATCCTATTCTTACACAACACGGTCCAGTTGCGGTGCAAGCATTTGTTCCACATGTACTTCCAACACCACGGAAAATTTGATTTATTCCATTGCACTGTTCTTCTAATTTTATCGAACAAGTGATTCCACAAGTACCACCCACAAAATATTTTTCACAACAAGCACCAAATTTCAAAGTGTCGCTTCTGACACAACCGAAAGTTTTGCCCGCGTATTTTGAGGAATACACTACAGAACCGAACCAAGAGTCAAACAAACTGTAGAAATGATAAACATCCGTTTCTCCGGTTCCACCAAAGCAGGGTTCGACTCCGAATGGCCATGATATTTGATTGTACGGAGATTGGAATCTTTTCTCATATCCAATTATTGAATTCTGTCCATTCTTTACAACTAAGGTGAAAGCTGATGTATTTGTCGGTGATATGGGTCTCCCAATTATAACTTTACCTAAGTTATTTTCCATATCAACAACATATGTTTTATTAGTTGTTCCATAATCAATAGAATTTTTAGCTACGCATGCAGGATCTATAACTACAGTTTTGCATGGGAAATAGTCTTCCATTAGATCATTATAAGAATAATTGCATGTTATTCCAGATACACTGTTTGTAGCACCTGTGAATCCCAATCCTCTTGCTTTTTCTATGACATTTCGCACCATCAAAACACCGGCTCCATTTGATGGTGTATAATTGCTGGTTCGAATATTTGTCAAAGATAGCCCAGTACCTGTAGTTCCGACAAAACTAGAGAGGGCATCAATTCCTAGATTTACTAAAGTCAATCCATTAGTATTAGCAATATATTCTATAGAAAGAGTATTTCCTAAATCTGTTATTTTCAGCTCTGATCTTTGACTTGATGATGTTTTTCCTTTCAGTGAACGGAATACAATCTCATTAGACGAAGGCTGAGAGGATACAATGCTCGCTCCAGTAGCAGAAACCTGTACCTTTACTGGTGTTACGCTATCGCCTTTTGGTCCATATAATCCGTTTTGTGTTGAATAAAAAGATAAATCATCAAATTGAGTTCTTAGGCTGACTCCAACTAAACTTATTCCTGAAATTCCAAGTCCTGTGGGACCGGTTGGACCATATCCAATAGGACCAGTGGGACCAGTTGTTCCAGTAGGACCAGTGGGACCAGTTATAGAAAAAACATTTTGTTTTCTAATTATTCTAAAAAAACTAGATCCCGGCATTTTTTATCCTTTTTAACAAACTCCAGTATCAGTACATAATGCTTGTAATGTAGTTTCTACATTGTTATAACTTCCAAGACTCAACCCTTGTAATTTCAAATTATCAGTCACGCTAACAAAAGTAAGATCATTCTTTCCTTTCATCAACGGTGTCATAGAAACATTCACTGCCTGAGTAGTTGAAGATGTGAATGTAGTGGTCCTAGCAGGAGATGCTGGAATGGTAAATTTCACAACATCATTTGTGCTGGCAACTGGAGTCACGGAAATTGTAAGTTGATTAGAGTTTGTTCCCAATAAAATTGGGACTCCAGTATCTGTTTGTAGCTGTCCAGCATTTCGTTTTATGTAAAGAATTTTATTTGGAATATCTACAGATTCTATCGTACCTGTGTTTATTCCTGTTTGTTGAGCAACATAATTTGTCCAATTTCCGGGTGTAGTTGTTATGGTAACTTTCTCGACATATTTTCCATATTCAACACCAAATATGGCATATAGCTCTGGATATTCAGTAGTTGATACACCTTGTACTTCATTGGTTATGTCAAAATAACCGAATGGTACTGGACTTCCTTGGATTACATATGTTATACTTCCGACTAAACCTGAAATGGGGAATTCGGCTTGTGCTTGATTACCAACTTCATAACCGATGTAATTTAATACTATGGCATTGTATCCGGTCAAGTTTAACCGTTGCATTATTGGTTTAACTATTGACCCGGGTGTTGTTGGTTCTAAGTATTGAACCGCACCAGAGCAACCATCACTTAGGAACATTATGTCTTTACCACCATCACCACCAGAAAGACTTGTTTGTGGCGAACACGCTCCCCCATATGTGTAATAATCAGGAATGGAAGACAAGGTTGGATAATTAATCAATCCATTTGCAACTATTGTGTACGCAGTTATTCCCGACGAACTAGAAAAGCTTTCGACAACACCTATAACTTCAGCTGCATCTGCTTGTTTAGCATTCGATAATTGATAACTTTGATTCACGGGATCAAATCTAACAACAGATCCTCCAGTTATTCCCGAACCAATTGTATAGCCAGTGTTTGAAGTATCAATTGAAAACGCAATTCTGGTTCCCGACGATTGAACATACACTGTTTGCGAGAATAATTGTGATCTTATATTTGAACTTGATGAGCAAGACATATGTTAGAATCCTTGATTTAGGTCCAGATCTATTTCGTAGTGGAATGCAATTCTATCGAACAAGGCATAGCCTTGATTCAATCTAGCGGCTATCGTACTTACTGATTTGTCTACATTAGGAATTGGTGCTATTGTTAATGGAGGAGACAATGTTCCACCGTAGTAAGTTCTGGTTGTATAAGACGATGCAGGTGGATTGTAAGCGTTGCTCGGGTCAAGACCAAATGCACCGAACATCTCCACAAGATTTTTCGAAACGGTTCCTTGCGTTGCAGACATGTTCAATCCGGCTGTGATATTATATGCATCATTTTCAGATCCATTATATGGAGAATAATATTTAATTCCTGAATATGATGAATTTGTAGACGGGATTGTGTTTGCTGAATAATATTCAAAATTAGATGAAGGTTTCATTCTTATGGGTAGACTTATATGATAATTTGTATTTGATAAGTCAGTAATGCTTATCTCCACAGAATTTGACAAAGCACCTATGAACACCGGGCTTGTTAAAGTTTGACCAGACAAAATGGTTACGGATCCGGTTGTATCCTGTGGTCCATAACTTCTCTGATAATAATAAGCGCATTTTTCATATTCAGCAGAAAAATCAACTTTATTCGGGGTGCTTTCTGTTGCAGATTCCTCCAACATGAATTGAGCAAAATCCGTATTCAGGCTCGCATTATTGGATTTTAAACCAACTGCAAAATATCCTGCTTCATCATATGTGTTTCCTGTTGGGACAGGCACAGTGAATGATGATGTATATCTTTGCCAAGAAGTTGAAGTTATTGTAATTTCATCAGAGTATGTAATGCTTGCTGAATCAGAATTATATCTCAGTTGTTTGACATACGGAGAGAAATATTGTGAAGTAGCACCTGATGGGTTCTTTGCATAGAAGGAGAATATCATTTCTTTTCCTGCATTGGTTCGTGCGTCTTCCGTTCTATTCTCAATAAAGAATGTTTTATTTGAACCGGCAGTGGTTCCTGTTATATTGAAATAGTAGCTTGGATATCCAGCAACATCTGTTTGCGATCCATCAAAATTCTTTCTGACTATTGCAAAGGTCTGACCGGATGGGTTGTCATTTAATACGCACCACCTGTCCGCAAAATAACCTCCACTTCCACCTGATGTCCATGTGACTCCTGTGACATCTCCTCTGTTCTTTCTTTGCCAGACGGAAAGAGATCCGTTTATTAGAACATTCTGTGAGGCTCCACTTGATGTGGTGGCTGGCATTAAAACGGAAGTTGTAGTTTGCTTTTGTGGATAGAACAAGAAATTATTAAGAGTAGCTATGCCAACAAAACTATTTCCGCTCTGTGTTGCAGTAGGATTTCCGCTGGAATTGATGTAAATAAACCCAGCATCTTTAAGAGTTGTGCTCCAGCCCAGATCGTCAAATTCCACTACAGAACCTGATGGTTCAAGTGAAATATATGCGGTTGATCCAGCAGCATAAGACCCAACATAGTTAGTTACGATACCAAGAATATCTGATGGAGAATTAGCTGAGGTTGCTTTGTAATAATATAAATTAGATGATAATGCTTGATATGAATCTGTTTTGCTGGTAGCAGAAACAGCAACAATTGATCCGGGTCTTAGTTTGAAGTCTGCTTCTACTTCACCTACATTTGTCTTTATTGGAAGAATAATTGTGTTGAATCCACCCCCACTAGCACCAGAGAGACCCGCTGTATCAATATATTGCCCTCTATATGGAAGCAGTATTCCTTCATAAACTCCAGTAGCAATAACCATGGGCTTTGATACCAAACCGGAAGATGTCGGTTCGGTCACTGTAAGTTTTCCGGGTTTTGAGTTTTGTCCGAGGAAATATACACAACCAGTAGAGAAGTTTCCACTTACATCAGCAACCAAGTTTGAAACCAAAGTAGTTCCAGATATTTTACCAAAGGTGGCAACTACAGATGAACTTGTTCCTGCAGATAACACTATTCCTATGGCTTCGGCATCTTCTTTGCTGTTGCATGTTGCTAATGTTAATCCACCTGTCGATGTAACTTTGACAACGGAACCGACTGTAAATCCAGATATTGTCGTGTAATTACCTGTAAATTCCTGTGAAATATTAGGAACTTGTACAGAAGAAAGAAGCTCAACATTTCCCTTGAATCTAACTAGACCATTAAAAGTTATTCCAGTTGTTATTTCGCTACCAATCGAAAATGTAAATCCACCAGTTGTAGGATTAAATGTAATACCAATGCCACTTCCAGCTTTGGCATCATAGATGTACATTTTGTTTAGCTTTCCTACTGCACTCGTATTGTACGAGGAAAACCAGTCGTAAAAAGATGCTGTTGTTCCTAGTGGAGTTATGTAATCTGGGGCTGGCATTTATTATCCTTATTATGCTAATGGAACTGGTCTATTGTTCATGTATAGAATCGTATCAACAAATGTGCTATTAATTTTTGCTATCGGAGAAAAACTAATCGACTCATTATAAATGTTGGTTACAATCAATGATGTACCGATATTTATTTTAATTCTATTAGCTCCTGCGGGCGAACCGGGAACCAGGTTTGTGGACGCATTGTCATACAGTGCCGGGTCAGTAGATGCCCCAACACTCTGGTATGTCACATCAAATCCGACATACTTATTGCTTGTCGTTGGTTCTATTTCACTGCTGGTTAGGTCTACATTTAAATAAACCCAGTGCTTTAGTCCACTGCCTCTTGAATGAACAAGATACCATCCTTTTTTAGCAACCAATTTAATGTTTGGGCTTCCTGCTACGGCTTGATATTCAACTAGATTGGTGGTTGGACCCTTTTCTTCTGAGTCAAATTTTTCTGGCCACAGAGGAGTTGTTCCTAACCAACCGGGTGAATAAACAGTTCCTTGACCATCATTTGCGGTCATCCATAAATTATACATCGTTGTTGTCATCGACATATTTAAGAAAAATATGTCTTGCATTTCATTTAATTCGGATGCTTGCAGTGGAAATCCAGGTCTGAAACCAACCATTCCATAATTTTTCGCCGAATCGCCGGTTATTTCAAAATACTCTACTCTACTATTGTATGGGAGTACAGAGAGGGGTAAATTTACATCAAATGTATTATATGGATATGTTGGCATTTTTTAACTCTTCAGAATGGTAAATGTTACTGCTTTTTTGGGTTTGTAATCAATTGATTCTTGGCTTGGGAAATTTATGGCTGTTGCTTGCGTTAATAAAGGAACTCCGCTACCATAAACAACACCCGGCTTATATATTGTGTTTATTACATAATTAAAATCATCACCAGCTTTCAGTGTATCACCTACTTTAAAATTATCATAATCTTTAGTGACAACTTCCATATTTGCATCCGTGACTTGAAGACTGGAGTTTAGATTGTATTTAAAATATGCTTTATTTGCTCTTTTATTGTCATCGTCTGAAAATCTTACTAAAGTGTCAGATGTCAATGAAAGGTATGGATTTTGTTTAACTGAATTATTAGTTCCGGATGTCAACAGCTCAAACTTTGTCGTGGCTCTGAGCATTTGATATTCATTTCTATTGAGACTTTCAGAAACTACTACATCACCATCTATGGATTTGATATCTTTTATCAAACCATACTTTGAGAATTCGGTTATATTGCTTCCAGAAACATCTCGAATCATTTCATTATCGATTGTGGTTTTAACACAAGTCTTTAGATTATTCAACATTACCATTGGATTTTCAGGAAAATCTTCTGGTGAAACATTTACTTCAATGTAATTATTCAATATATTTGTTTCATAACCAGTTATCTTCGGTATCGCATCGCCTTGACCATATCCAGATCCTGCTGATACCAACTCTATACCTACCACATAATGACCATTAGATGCTGGTTGAGTTTTTAGTCTAGCCAACCCACCCGATCCTGAGATTGTATCGAAGGTTATAAGTGGATTTTCTGTCTGAATTGTTCGTTGGGCAGAGGTCAACGATTCCAAATTAATGAAGACTGATAATATTCCCTGTCTTGTGGGTAGCCAGTTTGCGTATGAATCGTATAAAAATTTGTATGCGCCAGATGGATTTAATTCTAATAAATTTTTACCTATATCTTCAATTTTAGTGGTTATTTCTTTTTCACAGTCACATGGAGAACAAGTTGGATAATTTGCAGGTGAAGTCACACCCGAATAGAAAGAAAAATCACAATTTAATTTTTTGGAAGTTTCATAGCATTGATAACATTTTGAAACAAATTTAACTGGAATTAATTCACCTTTTTCTTGGGTGACACCAACTCCGTCAACATATTTTGTTCTGCTATAGAGGCAGCAGGTTCCGTTTGTGCTCTTATAAGTAGATCCACATATACTTCTGTATGAAAGCTCCAGTGATGTATTAGAAGGATCCTCGGAATAATCCTCTATGGATGGAACAGGAATATAATCAGCAGAAACTAAATTTATGTTTCCCGGGTCCACTGCAAATAAAGCATACCAACTGTAACCATCCGGATATGATTGCTGTCCAACAGAGTGTGATGGCACATAATATGAAAAATTTTTCGCTCTTATTGCGGCATCAGATCTATTGTCTGTATTATCAGTAACGCAAAGATATGCTATATTATTGGAAGGATTAAATATTAATTTATTATCATCATTATTTGTAGGATTCCAAGGAGAGGTTGTTATTCTTTTTTGCCAATCAATTCTTTTTGTGACAAAATTTACATCGCTCTCTCTGACTTTATATAACACATTAACATCTCTTCCCCAGTCAAAGGATGCTGATGTTCTTCCGGCAACCACTTCTGGGGTTCCTCCCAAAAATAAATGCCATTTTTTAGCTTCTTGTCTAGCGTGATTTAGGTATTCTTTATTAAATTGCGTTGTTGACATATTTTACCTACCCAATATTTATACAATATATACTTATATGATTATTGGTGGTATTGATTATAGCATGACTTGCCCATCTATCTGCATTTACAACGGACAGATGAATAATTTTTCATTTTACGGTTGTAAAATATACTACCTAACAGATAGAAAAAAACACATAAGAACATACCTGTCGAACATAAAAGGAGAATCCTTTGAAGATTACGAAGGAGATTTTATGCGATATGACTCTTTGTCCGAATGGGGTATGAAATACCTAAAGGGAATCGAGCAAGCCTGTATAGAGGGTTATGCGATGGGTGCAAAAGGAAAAATATTCAACATCGCAGAAAATACGGGTGTTTTGAAATATAAGTTGTATCAAAACCAAATTCCACTTGAAATTTCTCCTCCATCTCAAATCAAAAAAATGGCTACCGGAAAAGGTAATGCAACCAAAGACGAAATGCATGAAGCATTCCTTAAGGAAACGAAAATCAATCTAATACAAACAATTACCCCCGACAGGAGCGATGTTATCAGTCCTGTCGGGGATATAGTCGATTCTTATTATGTTTGTAAATACTTATATCTTAAGATTTTGAACGCGATGTGAGTTTTTTCTTTGGTTTTTTCTTTTCTGTGGGTTTTTTCAAAGCAGACTCTTCTTCGCTTTCCTCGTCTTGGTCTTTACGAAGAAACTCGCGATAGAATATCCAACCGCTGAAAAGAAGGACAGCCAAGAGAAGAAACATCTGCCCCCAGAAGAACTTGTTATTAGCCCAAGTGCTAGGTGGATCAGGAATCTTTGTGTTATGCACAGTGTTATTTGCTTTTATTTCTGCAACAGTTTCTTTTTTAGTCTCTGTAGTTGTTTCTGTAACCGTTTTTGGACCTTCCACATATGAAACTTCTTTTTTGTTCTCTGTTATGATTTCTGTTTTTGTTTCAGTATCATTTTTCTTGGTTTCCACCTTTTCGGTCACAGTGACGGCATCTGTAATTTGATTATTCACCTGTGAATGAGTTGCAATCGGAGCAGCTGGTCTGGTGCTTTGGACTTTTGGTACACTGTGACACGCTGTTAAAAGTAAAAATAAAGCTAAGAATTTTTTCATGTTGTCTCCTTATTTGGTTGCACTAACGGCGGTTCCGAAATAAAATCCTATTATTGTGACGAGTATCTGCCTGTTCTCAGGAGTCATTAAATAGCCGTAGACTTGCGTGAATGTTTTGCTGGTAGTCTCTGGTATGATTCCAAAGAATCCCTGTGGATTGAGCATATCGCTTTCTACGACCACTGGAATATCAAAGAAAGGAAGCATGAACGGGGCAATGATTGTTCCAAACAGAATGGTCAAAACAATAGTGCGCCTTACCATTTTGCCACCTGAGTTGTTTTCTCTTTTTGCTGCCTCATCATAACTCTTGCGGGTTTGCTTGTTTGCTTGCATAGCCCACATGAATCTGTCTTTTTCATCCTGCTGCTTTTGTGCAAGATATTTAAAAAGAAAACCAGCAAATCCACCAAAAAGAAGCGATAATACATCAGGACTTAATAATGACATCTCTTAACTCCTTTTTAGTTCTTCGTTTTAATCCCAGTGGGGGTGAGTATCCTGCTAAAGCAGGATTTGCTTCGCCAACTTGAGGATTTAAAAATCCTCCCCCAATTGCATTTCCCGCTGCTTCTCCATCTTCAAGAAGAACATCAACACATTTGTATATTTCTTCAAGGAACAATTTTTCATCACCACCAAGTTCTACACACTCAAATGCCATTGCTTTTGCAGCAGTCTGAAAATATGAATAATCTGCTCGAAGTTTTGATGATCCGGTTGAAAGAATCAATCTTTTTATTCCAATAACCATACGATCAAATGGACTCAAATTGACAGAATCGGGATCTTTTAAATAATTGCATCTTTCATCTATTATTTTAAGTTTATATGCACGAAGAGCAGTTATTGGTTTTATCAGCTCTGTTAATAATTTGTAAACCGTAAATGAGGTAACTACACCAGAAATGGATTCGTTTAAGTTATTATTTTTAGCAACTGATCCACTCGATGGTCCGTTGGTATCTTCGTCAAGTCTACCTCTGGAATTTTCATCGGCAAAATCTGCAGGTATTCCAGAAAAGACTTTAGACATGAATGGTATTCCTCTTCTAACTTATAAAACAATATTCTAGATGTCGCCTCAGCACCCAATACATTATTTAAAACTATGATATGATTTAATATTAATCTCTCTTTTAACGAATCTTTCTTTTCAAACTTATTTAAAAGTCTTTTTATGTACTTAATTCTTTCCATATCCTCCATGAAATCCTCCATGGTAGGATTTGATGGATTTTCATAATGTTTTATTGCATAGAGAAGAAAATTATCTTCGTTTAATTTATCGTATCTCACAATTTGCTAGGAGTTTTATTGTTTTGTGTTTCTTCCAGTCTTATAGTAAATTTGAATAATCCAGTATCACCAGAGTTATTTACCATGACATTCAAAGCCAAACCCCTTCCTCCATTAAGTTGAGAAATACCATCAGTTCTTTCAAATCCTTTTGATAAATCATGAGTGGGACTGGTTCCGAATGTTCCACCAAATTTTGTCAATGGAAATTGAATGGGAGTATCGACCATCAAAGGTATACCAGGATGGAAATCAAAATCCAATCCTGCAAGGTTTAATTTAGCTCGTAAAAGAGCAATTGCAGATCTAGGATCTAGATAATCTCTAGAAGAAAAAGCATTTAAAAAGGCTTGTAGCTTAGTTCTTTGAGTGGGATTTTCGACTCTGAAGATTCCGAAATCGCTTGCTGCCGATCGACTGGTAGTTCCGTCATACGCAGCATTAAATCCCCCACCCTCGGAGTATTCGGATTCATTTAAATGTTTTTTTAGATCTTGAAATTTTTTCATTTTTACCTCTATTTTATTTATCATCTAAATCGGTAGAATCTACAGGGATTTTACTTTTTGCAAGTGTCAATAAGATGCTTGTAAGCTGATTTCTTATTTTATGAACTTGTTGTTCAAGTTGTGTAATTCGTGATTCCATGTATTGTCTATCTTTTTGCAACTCTATTCTGATAGACTCAATGTCGGATCTGACTTTTCCAATCATAGCCATAAGTGAAACCACTCCTCCCAAAAATACACCCATTATGGTAACTAGTGTTCCAACATTTTCAACAAAATTTATTGATGTTGCTTCGGCTAAAACTGGAAACATAAGTGTTTTCTCCGGTTAATTTATTTCTTTTTTGCCATTTTTATGGCAGTTCGTGATCGAACTTCGGCTGCTCTTTCTTTACCATAAAGTTTTTCAAACCCTTTTTCCTTTTTTTTCATTGAAGATGAAAACTTCTTCTTTAATTTCATTTTAGCCGGGCTGAGTTTTTTCTTTTCTTCTTCATTTAGAGATGCTTTTTTGAAATCAACTGAAATTCCTTCATTGAAATTAATTTTAAACGGTTTATTTTCACCAAAAGACAGCTCTTTTAGGTAATTTTCAATAGTGCCCTTTCTTGCGAAAGATTCTTTCATTTTCATTTTTTTTCTCATTTCGCAAAATCCACACTTTTTCTCTTTTTTATCTTCTTTTTTCATCTGCTTTGTCCTTTATTTTTAGATAATATTTTTTTTAGTGCTTTATCTATCTTTTGGCCAGGAATTCTGTCCAGTAAAAATTTAGTATACTCCCATGAACCGTCCAGTCGTTCCTTCCAGTTTCCTTCATTTAATTTTTTCTTGGAATGCCCATTATCTGACCTGTTATTATGTATTGATCTGACTCTAAGATTAGAATCGGAATTATTAAGGGCATTTCCATCTTTATGGTCAATATCTTTGCCTCTTATGGCTTTTTTGCCATATCTTTTCTCGGCTTTTCTTCTAGCCATTACTCGATTTGATCGTTCTTTTCTATGTTTTGGCTTAGAATGATATATGGCATATTCCCTTTTATAGTCTCTTTCTAGGAGAATGGCATCAGCCATTGCAGATTTCATTTCTACAAGAGCTTCCTCCAAATTCATGCCATTTTTGACCATTTCTGCGTAATAATCATTTATTTCATTGTAGGAATCCATCATGGATTCCATCATATCCATACCATTTATAACTGGGATGGTGAATTCTCTACCATTTACCTTTATTATAGTTTTCTTGGTATTGTTCATCGAAGATAACATAAGACCCATTTCTCCTGCATCAAATGGATCTATTTCAAACTCATCGATGATGAACCCAGCTCCCTCTAATATTGCAAAAATGTTATAATTCACTTGCTTCGCATAATCATCAACACTCATACCACCAAAAGGAACAAAATTAGGATCCGGGATTTCGTCCGCATTTGTGGGCATTTCTTCATCAGGAACGACTTGTGACGAAGTAGTTACTACTTCTCGATCATATGGTTCAAATTGAGCTTCAAATAACTTATCAAAACTTTCTATTAAATTTTCAAAATTATTTGATTCTTTAAATACTCTAAACGCAGATGAGAACATTGTTTGAGTAGAATCTCTCAATCGTCTTGGTTTGAATGAAGCTCTTATTTTTAATTGTCTGGTAGCTGTGTAGAATCTTCTGATATTTTCATCATTCGAATCTGAACCTTCGAGTAATTCTTCTGCATTTTCTGGAAGAATTAAAGTTCCTGTTGGATTTCCTTTGGAATCGGAAAACAGAACTGATTTTGCTCGACCAAAAGGAGAAAAATCTGCTTTTGTGTTATCAGATTGATATTTATTTTTTCCACTAAGTACTTCATATGCAATCAAAGCCTTAATGATTGGAATTTTAAGTACTTCTTCCATCATTTGATCTATTTGATCGTGAATAGCTTCAATTTGCTGCAATTTAGAAAATGCCATTGGATTATTGGCTTTTAATTGTTCTTTTTTCGCATCATCAGCAAAATCTAAGTAATTTATTTTTCCTTGGAATATTGGTTGGTATATTCCTCGTTGAGTTGTGATATCTCTTAGTTTTTCTATTATGCTATCGATTAGTGTTTTATATTTTCCATTTTCACCCATCCCAGAAAAAAGAACATTGTTTACATATGGCGTTATTTTTTTATTTCGAACAAATTTATCCAACTGAAGCGAAACTGCTTTCATGATGGCAGCTGTTTCTTTTTCTTGTGGAGAAGTTAATTGTGCTTCGCTTCCTTGCTTCAGCGACACTTCATATACAGATTCCAATTCTTCCTTGGTAAAATTACATTTTCCAGAAGCAACCTTACTGGCAAACTTAGGAATCATTGAAGTCGGAATAAGAATCAAATCAGCTTTGGGTGTTTTATCTCTTCCACCCATTGTTTGATATATTTGACTGTTTTTGATACAACGTCTTACTTTATCACTTTGTATCAATGTAAATTGTTTTTCATATTCGGATGGATCAACTTTATCTGCTATTTTAGCAATAGCAGGATTATTTTGTATAGCTTCTTGAATTAATGTTTGTTTTTGTGCTGCACCTATTTTCAGCAATTGAGGAGATGAGTCAAGAAGATCTTGCAATTCTTTCATTCTCTTGGGAGAATACATCTTTTGTAGAATTTTATTACTTTTGTCTGCAGTAGCAAACTGATAAATTATTGATGCTAATTCATTGGCAGAATAGCTGATATCATTTCCGCTAGGTGGAGATTGTGGTACAACTAGGGGTGCATCTTCAGTTGGTTCGGGTCTGAGTCTCAATAATTCTTGGTCTTGTTGCTGTTGTTCAGCTGCATTTTCTGTTTCTTTTGGTTTATCTTTTGATTCAGCTTTTGGTTTACCTTTTGGTTTACCTTTTGGTTTGGCTTTTGCTTTTGTCAATCCCAAAAATTTAGAAGATTCTGTGACTGTAAAATTAGGTTCTGCAACTAATTTTGACAAATCACCCATCGTGGCTTTTTTGCCCTTTTCATCATCAGGTTTAGATCCCGCTATTAATTTATGCAGATCTTCTCTGAATTCTTTTCTGGGAATTATTTCGATCTTTCCCTTTTCTTTTCCAGACTTGATTTCAACCCCAATAAATGAACCAGCATCCTTTTTGGTTGCACCTTTAATCACTGCGCTTGTCTTTGGTTTTCCCTTTGCAGGAGCAGAGGTTCGTTTTTGCTTTTCTCTATTCGCAGCCCTTTTAAGGCGTTCTTGCTTTTTTGGATTTCCGGTTAGATTTCTTTCGCTTGCTTGTTCGTTTCCAGAGGGCTTTGGATTTACTTCCGTGTCTCTTTTGCTAGGAGGTCTACTTTCTTTCTTTTCTGCTATAAATTGTTCAAAGTTTGAATCAAAAGCATCTAATTCTTCAATGGTATATAATTTTCGATCTTGTTCCATATTTTTGGCTACCTCATAGTTTCTGGCAATTTGCCTCATGGTTCGTCCAATAATTGAGTTTTTCTTCTTTTGGGCATCCCTCATGTTTTTCATTGGGGTACTTGCTACCACATTTCTTGCTACTGTTTTTGCCCTAGCAATGCGTCTTTGGCTGTCAATAAAAGCGCGGCGGGTCAGCTCGCCTTCGTTGAGGTAATTTGAGAATTCATTTTCATCGAACCAATTGTTATTGTTTTTCATACTTATTATTTAGTAAAAAACAATTGCCGAACCTTTTGGCTCGGCTTGAGTCATTTATGTTTTAATTGACTCTTATGATCTTGCAGGGGGAGGTTCGTTTCTACCGAAATCTCTTCTGAAAGTGGCGGTAGATTTTACACCATATAATTTTTTTACTGTCCATTTTTTATGGTGCTTTCTCTTCCCGTTATATGTATCGTACATACGAGAATCATCTAAATTATGTTCTTGGCAAAATCTTTTGAAGTTAGAAACACTGTGTTCATTTCCTTCAGGATCTATAAATATCCATCTTGGTTGGTTTTCGCTATCTTCTACCCATTTCCAATAAAGTGCTTTATTGGCCACCACCTGCTCAAATTTACCACCGTAATATTTTACAACCATCTCTCTCCACATATTTGAGCGACTTTCGTTATTGCATCGAGACCATTCGTAGGAGTTCACTCTGTTTATATTTCTAATATCAAACTTTCGCATGGGCTTCACTTTCATATAACTTAATTGCATTTACCAATTTTTTGACATAATTTACGGGATTTTGTTCGAATACTTGAACAGCCCCATCGTCACATGTTATAAGTATTACGATATTTTTTATAGAAATACCAGTGAGTTCTTTCCACATTATGGAATACGCTGTTGCCTGCATAAAATAATTATCAATATCTTCTTTTCTCTTGGGCTTTGTGCTGCCTTTAAAGTCGATTATGGACAACTTATCTTGATATTTGGCGATACAGTCTACCCTACCTGCTAACTTCAATTTGTCAGAATAGAGAGATGTTTCCATTGCATTTATATTATCAATTTTATTGATCTGTGGTTGTATCTGAAGGAATAAATCTAAAGTAAACGGATCGATTTCTTTTTTATCCAAAATCTCGTTTTTTAGATACTTTTCGATTAATTTATGGATTCGATTTCCACGATTGACCGTTCTTTTTGCCTCTTCTGGATTGTTTTTTCTCCATTCGGCAAAGAATTTTCGTTTTTCCCACCCAGTCACTGTTGTGACGCTGGGATAATTTCCACTTGGAGTTTTGTAGAATCTAGACCCTTCTGATTCTTCGGAAATTAATTCTACTCTGGGATCTATTAGTTCATGTATAAATTGTTTTTGTATCATTAAACCACCGGTACATTATCAATCTCGTTTCTACGAGTAAGCAATATATCTATTCCACTTAGACCTATAGGTGAAAGGTAATTTCCAGGATTTGATGAAACATAATACCCAACATCGTTTTTTGCTGATCTTCTTTGGGATTGATTATTTGATATATGGTCAACATTAATCAACATCTTATTAGCATTTTCTATTATGCTAAAACTTTTATTAAATGTTGTTTTTCCCTCTAGGAGAGAAGAAGAGTCTATATCTAACAAAAAACCAGGTTTACTTTTAGAACCAAAAAATATTTCATTTGTCGAAGCATCATCTAAAGAAATAAAAAATTCTATCTTTAAATTGATTTTATTTTTATTTTTTTCTATGAACCCTTTTTTCTCGGCAATCATCATATGATTTGTAAAATTAAAATCATGTAAAATTGAATCTCTATCGTTATTTTTAGAATATAACTCAGAAGGATCGTATATTTTAAGTGGTATGTTTATACCACCCAATTTAGTCATGTTTAAAACATTTCCGACTCTACGAATATAAGATTCATTTAAATCCAGAACATTTAAAAATTCTCTGGAATTATAGCTTCCATGAAAAGATATGGACAACTCTTGTTTTTTGTCTTTTGTGAAGGATTTATACGAATCTAAAAAATTAACAGAATATCCTGTTATCATTAATCAACTCTTCTGCCACTTTCGCTTTCACTTGGTTTTGATACGCCTGGCAAATCGGGAATTCCAAGACCGCTGTATCCATACCCACCTCTTCCAAATACCCTTTTTGCTCTTAAATATCTACCTGCTAATTGTGAAACTCCTTCTCCAGCCTCGGATCTTTCCAGAGGTGATCTCATATAACCTCTAAGGAAACTTCCGGCTGCTCTTGCCAAACGAAGTCTAGTCCCACCTTCTTTTTTTCTCACCATTAAATTTTCAATAGTGTCATCGATTTGTTTTGTAATTCTTGTATATGCATGCTCTGGATTTTGAAGAACATGTTGTTCAATTGCTCTTCTTTGGTCATCCTCACTTGCATCACTTGCCCTAAGATGCTCCGGCATTTCAAAATCTTCAAGACCATGCATTTTTTTCGCTATTTCATTATTTCCTACAGCGACAGGATGCATCAAATCCATAATATCTTCTCTTTGGCTTCTTAGTTTAGCCATTTGTTGACTAATAGTTTTAGTGGTTCCTCTTAATGAGGATTTAAATCCAGCACTCGCTTCCTCCCATTTGGATGGATCTTTGAGTCTTCTGACAAAATCAGAAACTTGTTTTAAAATAGGTCCAACAGTTCCTTTTCTTTTTTGTTCTGGAGGTTTGGGAGATCCAGCTGGTCTTTCTGGTACTTCTTCTGTTCCACCCTCAGTTGCACCTGTTCTAAGTTTTTCAAGATGTCTTTTTATTTCTTCTTTTCTTGAGGTATCTGTACTACCGCTCTCTATTTCCTTTGATAATTCTTTTACAGGAGAATCACCAATTGAAGATGTAGTTTGAATTTCTCTGGTAGCAAATGGATTGTATCCATAACTGCCGGGGGCAGACGGATTGTATTCCATAGTTTCTGGAGAAGGTGGAGGACTCGCTGGTGCTGCTGGTTTAGCAGGAGCGGGAGTACTCTTTGGTGCTGCTGCTGGTTTAGCAGGAGCGGGAGTCTCTGGAAATAAAGAACCTTCGGCAGGTTTCTTCTTTGCCTCAAAAAGTATCTGATCTTTGATCAGATTGAAAATATATGCTCTCGAATTATCCATTTTTATGAAAGAAGAATGTTTGAGACATACTTGATTTCATCTTCATTTAGCTCAAATCCAACTTCTTTTTGAATAACATTAATTGCATTCTCAAGAGCACATGATTCAAGAATAAATTGAGTTGAAACTCTAATTTCTTCTTCTGTTAATTTAACATTCAATTCTTTTTCAACTTGTTCCAGAACTGAACCTATAATATCACTAACTTGAACAACTTCCTCATTTAGTTCAACAGATTCATTTAGAGGTTTTGTTTCCACGGCTTTAGCCTTTGGCGACATTACTGAACGAGCGGATTCCATTAAGTTTTTAAATTCGTTAGTTTTCATTTTTATCTCCTGAATTTATATATTTATTTTAACCTTTCCATGATCTACCCGACATGTTATTAACAGTATCTAATTTCCTTGCATATCTTCTAGGCAAACCACTTTTCATTTTAGCCATTAATTCGTTCCACTGACCACCGGTGGCTTTGTTTGGTGTCAGAGTAGTGTCAGATTGGATCGACATACTTCCACCCATCCAGCACCTTTCAACTGATTTTTTTAAACAATGAGGACATTTTTCCTTTGTAGGATTGTCTCGATTTTCCATGGTAAGAAAAGTATCCCAATTTTTATCACATGATTTACAATTAAATGAATACGTCGGCATAATATTAACCCATTCTTCGTTGGAAATTTAATGTTGGGGATGCACCCGGCATGTCTGTATGGCTACCATATTGTTGTGAATATTCACTGGGTGCTCCTCCTCCACCGCCACCTGCAGCACCAATTCTACTTTCTCTGCCACCTTGTAAAAAATTCATTGCTTTATAAGCAGCAACATTGACAGCAACATCTCTTCCAAATCTGGTTGCTGTTGGATTATTTCTTGCCAATCTTTTTCCCTTGGCATATCCATATCTAGCCGTTCTGCCTAATTTGGAAATACCATACGCAAGAAGATCACCAATAATTTTAGCTTCATTTAAATTATTAATAGCTTTATTTATTTTTTCTATTCTTTGTACGCTATCCATTATCCCCTCCAATTTAATTATTTTGTATTACCATATTTTGATTTTAGAACATCAGTTAATGACTGTGTTTTCCCACTTCGAATATCTCTAACCGCTTCCGCAGACGAAGGTCGGCTTTCAATTCTTTCTTTTTCTTTTGCTTTTTCTGGATTATAATAAGGACTTGTGGGAGTTGTCATATCTATTTGTGTGGGCTCTGTCAATGTATTTGCTGCAAAACGAATTCCTGTTTGTGCTGCAACATCCGCAGCACCTCTTGCAACGGCTGATGGAATTAAATTACCCAGTGTATTACTTTGAAATCCTGCGGAAGTGAGTCGTTGCAGTGCATCTATTCCTTGTCTTTTTGCTTCAGGATAATTTCCTTTGGCAAATTGAACGGCACTTTGGCCGACATCCGCCATGCCACTTGCAATATCAATTGGTGTTCCGACACGAAACCCTTTTATTTTAGGAACAAGACCTGCCACATCAGCATAATTTTGAACTTTGTCTAAACCTTGATATACAGTAGGGCTGAGATTAGATGCTAATCCTGTAGAAAGACCTACTGCAGCCGCAGTTTTTAAAGGATTTCTTGCTGCTGCTCGCCCTGCTGCCATTATTCCTCTTCCCATGGCAGGAATTGGATTTGCCATTGCACCAGTTTGACTTGCAGCAAATCTTCCAACTCCTTGTGCTCCCTGTGCTGCAACTCTTCCTATTCTAGTTGCTGCTTCTCCTGCTCTTGCGGCACGAATTGCTTGTCCAGCTTTTGACAAAACACCAGCACCAGCCATAGTTCCTAAAACTTCGGCAGATAATTTAGTTCCTGTTTCTGCTCTTTGTAATTTCTTTTCCATACCCGACAATTCTTCGCCAGTCTTAGTGACATCGGTTCCTGTTTTTTGGCCTGAAGCAAAACTAATGGTTCCCTTTTTTGACCATTCATCTTTTTGTGCATCGGTCATGTTTCTCCACATACCGGGTGACATTCCCTGTCCTAATCCTTTTTGTGCAGAATATGCCTCGGCATCACCAACACCAAAAAGTCTAGAAGTTTTATCTATTAGGGTATCATACCAACCCTCATTAATTTTTAAATTATTTAATGTTTTGTTTATTAATATTATTCTTTCTGATGCGTCCATGGTTGTACTCCGATGTACAACTATGTATAAAACCCCCCTAAAAGGGGGGTTTGATTTAAGCAGCGATCATTTCGACAAATCGGTTGATCATGTACCGACTCATGTACTTCTTCTTCTGGTACTTGATGAATTGGTTCTTGATCTTACTTGGAGTCATGTTAGTGGTGTCAATATCCTCAAAATCGTCCACCATGACCGCGTTCTTTGCCTTGACAATGAAGAACGAATCATAGGCATGATTAGTCTGGGAAGCCTCGCAGTAGGACTCCTTGTTCCATTGAGACTGTGCTTCCTTGTTCAGATTCAAATCCTTGTTGCCATTGTCATCGTTACTCCAGAACACATTGTGAGCAAAGCCTGCCTGATTGGTCAATTCAATGCACACAATATTCGCACCAGTACGATCACGCACCCAATTCACAAGAGCCTGAGTTTCCCTCTGGTGCAAATACAATCCCTTACTGGTCTGGTCATAAGTCGTATCATAACGACCCCTAGTCTTGGGATCGAGAAGATACGGACCATTCGGAATCACCCAACCAGAAGCCTCTCCATCGGTGAGAAGAACGATATGGTTGATGTCACGCTTGTGCTTTTCGACAAACATCTTGAAGATCTGCGGAGCAGACAGAAGAGTTTCGTTGAGAGGAGTCGAATTCAACTGGAACCAAGACGGAATGAAGTTAGCGAAGTTCGTCTTCAACACCTGATTTGAATCCCGTTCATAACCAGCAACATAACCGAAGCACTGGACAAGCATTTCCATCTCACTGTTCTTGTCGTTAGTCGAAGAGAAGAGATGGAACAGAGAAAACATGCTGCGGTTGATGTTGATGAAATGATCTCGCTGTTGAAGATGCCACACCTCATCCATGAATTCGTCGGTGTTAGCCCACCTCATATCAGTCATACCGGTATTCCCGTAGTAGTACGGATTTGACGAGGAGAAAGCATAGATGTCATATGGAATCTCACAACGACGGCAGAACATCATCAGCACCATCATCTGACGAAGAGTATCACCCATCGTCGGACCCATCGAACCAGACCAGTCAACAAACATCAAAAGACCGTGATTCTTTCCGTTCTTCGTGACATTACGCTGAAGGAATAGGTTATCCGTGACCTTATACGCATGGAGTTTATCCATGTTCAGGACACCAGTGGTACGCTGAGAAGTACGCTTATGAAGATCTGCAGCTTTCTTCATCTCAAACTGCTTGCAAAGAAGATCGACAGAAGACTTGGCAGACTTTTGGAATTCGATAACAGAATCCTTGACCTTTCCATAAGCATTTTGATACATGTCACGAACATGGGTTGAGTCACCAATAGCCTCTTCACGGAAACGAATGAGACTGTCAAGAATCTTGTTCTGAGGAACGATGACATAATCAAGATCCGGTTCGCTCATGACAACAGGCTTGTTGTATCCCTTCTTTTCAGGGGAACTGTTGACGAACTGCTTGAGATTGTTCTCCATGGCAACCTGAGTGACAGGAGGTTGATTCATGGGTCCGCCCTCCTTACCATTCGACGGAGTGGTGGAAGGCTGAACCACATTCACGGTGATGTCGCCAGTACCCTGAACAATCGTGATACCATCACCAGACCCGGCATTATTCTGGTTCTCCTCATTCGCCTTGTTCTCTTCCTTGGTAGGAGCAGAGACAACCTGACCCTGATCATTAGAGGAAGTAGAATCAGAATCACCGCTCTGCTCTTCTTCAACATCTGCAGAAAATTCAATAGCCTCTGACTCCATCTGCTTCTCAAACTCGCGAGCAGTGATGGCGTAAAGTTCCTTGGCAATGCTCACGACTTCCTGCCAAGTTTCGGCAATCATGATACGGTCAATAATAACTTGCTCTTCATCAGAGAACTCACCGATATCAATCTGCGAACCCAACTTGAAGTGAAGATTCAGCCGATCGGCAAAAGAAAACTCAGACGGATCCTTGTCGCCGATATCAAAAAGATCACGCTCAAGCAGATCCTGATAACCAAACCAGAAGTCACGCTTGGAGCCGGGATACTTCTTCTGAATCATACGCTCAATGCGAGCGTCCTCAACGATGTTGAGGTAGACCTGTCCAACAGTGGGATTCTCAGGGCAGATTTCCTTGGCGATCTTGCTCCACTCCTTGCCACCGGGGGTGAACAAAGCATGCCCAACCTCATGTGCGATAAGCATATCGTACAGCGAGTCTGGCATGTCCTTCCACACGGGAAGAATAAGAGTGCGGGATTGGAGATCAAACGCAGCGGTGTTAGCACCCTGCGAGTGAACGACATTCAGATCTTCGGTCGCAAGCATGCGGGCGAAGATGCTCTTCGAGTTCTTGTTGATGTTGCTCATGACACCATTGTACCATGGGTAGGTAGGATGTCAAGCCCTGTGGAAAGAAAGAATCTTTTCAACAATCTTTCCAAGGGGGTTGCAACCCGTGGTGGGTGTGGTAGAATGTGGGCATGAGCAACAACAACGACAACAACATCAATCGTACTAACAAGTCCATTCCTGATGTCGATCCCAACTATGTCCCGTGGGGACACTTCAAGGCGGTTCAGTCTGTGCTTGAGTCTGGGCTCTTCACTCCTACTCTTGTGACTGGTCTCTCCGGCAACGGCAAGACCACGATGATCGAGCAGGTGTGTGCCAAAACCAAGCGTGAACTGTTCCGTGTGAACATCACCACGGACACGGACGAAGATGATCTCTTCGGTGGGTTCCGACTCCTGAATGGTGAAACCGTGTGGCAGGACGGACCCGTGATCCAGGCTATGGAGCGTGGTGCTGTCCTTCTTCTTGACGAGTTCGATCTGGGCTCGTCCAAGATCATGTGTCTCCAGCCTGTTCTTGAAGGTAAGGGGGTCTTCCTCAAGAAGGCGAATCGCATGGTCCGTCCTGCACAGGGTTTCTGCATCTTCCTGACCGCGAACACCAAGGGCAAGGGCTCTGATGACGGTCGCTTCATCGGCACGAATGTGCAGAGCGAGGCTCTTCTTGACCGTATCTCGTTCTGCTTTGAGCAGGAGTATGCGACGAAGGCTATCGAGAAGAAGATTCTCATGACCGCCATGCGTAACCTCGAAGGCAAGGCTCAGTATGGTCGAAGGTTGACCGATGAGAACTTCATCGACAACCTCGTCACTTGGGGGGCTGCTACGCGAGAGGGCTTCGAGAAGGGAGCCAACGACGAGGTAATCAGCACCCGCCGTCTGGTGGACATCTGCAAGGCTCACGCTGTCTTCAACGACAAGGAGACTGCCATCCGCCTGTGCCTGTCCCGCTTTGACAAGGATACTAGCGAGGCTCTTTTCACTCTATATACTAAGTTTGATGACACGATGGTGAAGAAGTCTTCTACCGTCGCTGAGGATATCGCAAACCAAAACAAGGAGAACAACAATGGCTAATTGGGACGAAGATCAAGTAGACGAAGGTGGAGATGAGGATACTTTTGAAGATATGCCATATGACGATGATGAGCATATCGATTGGGATAATAAGGACGAGCCCGAAGGTGCTGATTGAATAAAATTCGTCATTCTTTTCTGGTGTCGGACATGATCCTCAGCCTAAGAAAACTGAGGGACATGGTTAACAGGTCAGATTTAAATATTCGGGAAAGAGAGGACGCAATTACCACATCAGCAAGAGTTATTACTGCATTAATGATGTATTATCCGTCAAGTATGTTTTCAGATGATGAAGTTCAGTTTGTAGAGAACTTCAAGAAAGAGATTGGCTCATACAGGGTTTGAGCCGCCGGGTTTACGAAACCCCGCCTTTTTATTATGCTCCCCTGTTTTAGGCAGGGGGTGTCGCAAGACACCCCCTGCTTTCTTTTTTGCCAAGGTGGATTTGTAAATTCCATAAAGAACCGCCATTATTTCAGGCGGTGCTTTTGCCATGTCCATGTTTGGACGCAACCATTTTCTTATATCTTGTTCAAAATTCGGCTTTTTCACAGTAATGCTATTGCACCAGATGCACCAGCAGCAGTCGTGGTGGATCTGAAAAGAGCAAGTTTATATGGATATATGTTCCCGGCAAGTAATGAAACTCCGGTTATGAGATTTCTATCGTTAATGAAAACCATATTTGCAGTGATGTTGTTATTTTCTGGCATGATCGCAGTCTGAGGGGGTAATGTTGCGGTTACAAAGTATGGGGAACCTGTCCAACCGGGGACTAATCCCGCAATTCCGTATGTAACACCACCCGATAACTCAGTTGCTCTTGTATATGCTTCCATTTGTGTTTCCTTTTTTCTTTATTTATTCTTCGAGAGTCTTGAGATATTTTTGTGATCTTTTTCTCAATCTTTCAGAGGAACGGAATCCCCAACTCTCGAATATTCTTTCTGCTTCTTTTTCAGTTTTCTTTTCCAACTGATAATATAGAGACTCGTTGTTGTTGTATCTTCTCCAGAGTTCATCCTTGCGAAGCCACTGCCGAAAATGAGCCATTTCATGTGCGAGATCCCACATGTATTCCACATGCCTTTTCTTGCCTGTGGCAATAACAAGAATTCCTTTTCGTGTTTTAGATGGAGCCTTGAAATACCCGTCGCAGAGTTCATACTCTATCCAGCACTTTGGTTTGCGATCGATAACTAGTTTCACTCCATATTCGCCAACCTGTTTCCGCACATCACGAAGTATGAGTTTTGCTTTTTTTCTCATGCTTTCGTCCTTTCGGAATTAGGATTGTACACTGTATTTATGGTATTATAAATACAAATTAAACAGGAGTCAACCCATGGCAGCAAAAGAATTCAGAAATGATCCTCGTAGAGAAAGATTGCAAGCAGC